TACATCATAAACATCTGGACGATCAAATTGAATCATTGGGCACCCCTCGCTGTGAGCTTACTGCCATAAATCAATCTGTTCATGCTAAAGATAACAGGGTCATCATTTACATCCCGAATAGTAAGTCGAGAGGTACTCTGCGTACCGCCAAACGAAAAGACATACTTGTCACCACCAACGTGCATTAGCTTGTAGTCTTCATTTTCTTTGATCTGTTCGGCCATTCCATCATAAAGGCGCTGCCCAGTAAGAGCAAAAACGGTTTCCCCATTAAGGTTTTCTAACGCTTGATTATATGATTCAGACGTGCGTTGGGGGTCTATAAAGGTCGGCATACCTCGAACCTCTTGAACGCCGCCAAAAGTCTTACCGCCTCTTTGAGTCTGACCGGCGGCCATCTGCAAAGCCTTTTCATATAGATCTTCATTAAAGGTCTTGTCTGGTCTGCTTGCAGAAAGTTCCACGTAAATAGCTTCGGCCACGCCCAAGATTGCCTGTGATTGTTTTGGGCTGTTTGAAAGCGCTGTGCCAAATAAATCCTGCACTACTGGCGTTGTATTTGTAGGAGTAAACTCATTAGGCTTTTCCCCAGCCTTTAGCCTATCCAATCCGGCAACCGCTACTGCCGCAGCCTGAGTTGATCCTGCATTTACTAGGCCACCCACCATAGCCATTTCTGGGCTATATTCCGCCACTTGGCTCAACACCTGGCCAGACGCCTCACCTAACTCAGCAAGCGTTCCAAGCACTTGAAGCTTTGCGCCACCCTCGGCTCGATCAAGAACAAGGCTAAGTTGACGTGCCTCATTAGCACGTAGAAGCTTCGGCTCGGATAACCCATAATGGCTTTGCACACGGGTTGCATCTAATACACGTTGCTCTAAAGCGGCCCCGTCCAATGCGAAATTACCGCTCTCATCAGTCCCAACAATAGGTTTGGTTTCAATAAAGCCAACGCGCTCGGCAAACCCCATAGGATCTTCACCTAGCTGCGTCTCCATGTTTGTTAAGAAGGTTTTGGCTTGATCGTACCGTTTTTGCTCGATCGCTGTATCTCTAGCGCCATCAGTGCCGCTCTCAAGATCGATCACAATTTCCTCAACTTCCGACAGTGAAGCGCCCCGGAGTTCACTGAAAAATGCGTCACTCTCTTGAAGGTCGTTAAGTGCAGCCAATGCAGCACCACCGTCAAACTCTTCTACATCAATCGCCTGGTCGCGCAGACTAGATATAACGTCCTCGCTAATCCGGCCCCCGTCTTCCAACAATTTAGCTTGGTCTTCAGCCTTGTTCACCACGAAGTCAGACTGTGACTTTAGCGCGCTCACGTTGCGATTGTACTCAGGGCGCAGCGATCCATTTACAAACCGAACGCTTTGCTCGTAGTCCATACCGGGCAAAGTCTTCTTGCCCTCAAGGATTTGCTCCATTTCAGCTTTCTGTTCGGCAACAGGCTTCTGATAGAAGTTAAAAAGAGTGTTTTCTTTGTAGGCTTTTTCTCTAACGCCCTGTGACCAAGTCGCTACTTTATCTTGGCTTACGCCCATATCAAGCAAGTGTTGCGCGCCATCGGCAATATCGGCATCAATTTCTTTGGTAGTATAGCCAGGGATTGTTGCGTTGCCGATAGCGAACTCAGCATTATTCGAAGCCGCGTTGTTTTGGTTTGCTTTGCGTTGCGCGGCAACCTTGCCGGTCCACCACTTCGAATAGCGCATTTCTGCTTTGGTAGCAGTATTTTGCAGTTGGGTGCGAAGAAGACCCGCATTCACTGGATCGATATCAGACAATGCCGCTGGAAAACCATCAGTAACGTCTTTGAGTTGCGCCTGGATAGCGCTGTAAGACTGACCGCTTGTTTGACCTTTGTCTAAGATCCTTGTGATCTCTAACTCCGCTTCGTTGCGGATCTCAGCAACAGCGATGCGGTTCGCAGCCTCATATGCGGTTTGCTCTTCTAAGCCTCGCGGCCCACCTTGGGCTTGCAGTTGCTCTAGCAGTGGTTGCGCACCCTCAGTGCGAACGCGCTCCAAACCAGAGCGAGCCGCTTCCTCTTGGGCTTTAGTCTCAAGGAAACCACTCATCTGGTCGAATGCCTTGGAAACAGTACCGGCAGTTCTAGCTTGACCACGAAAGCCAGCGTAATCAGTGCCTTGCACCTGCCTGGCTCTAACGCCCATTCTCTGATATCGTGGTAACTTGCCCATATCTTAGAACCTTATAGTTTGCCGTATGCGATTGCGCCGGTACCCAATGTGCTTATGGCTCCAATTGTACCAGTTCTTTTAGCTTCTCTACCAGCCATGGTGTATTGGTCGGCTTGAACCTGTGCTTGGCCTTGCGCCATAACCGCGTTGTCAGTCGCAGTGTGATATTCTCTGGCCGCGTCCGCTTGGCTAAATGTAGCTACTGTTGCCGCAGAACCGGATGCAGCATCGCCACCACCGGCGCTCGATCGAGCAATGATTGCAGCCATGCTTTCATTGAGGTTGCGAAGAACATCAGCGCCCATCTGCTTGTAGCCGATCGCCTCCGATCGCCCCTTCATAAGCGCCTCAGAAGCTTTTGCATCATACATTTGTTGTTCAGCACGACCGGCTCTGTATTTGCCATAAGCACTAATTGCCGTAGTAGCGATCATTAAAGGCGCAGCAGCAGAAGCCATATCTAGTTCCCCACACTCATTTTGTATTCCAATCCTAGAACAGTCATAGGCAATGGAACAGTTTGCGTTAATGTTATCTGACCTGTTGCGCTGTAGCCAAGAATGCCATGCGCTGTCTTAACACCTGTGAATGGCTGAATGGATTTCCCAAGAACAGCCGGGCCAAAGTTTCTAAACGAAATCTGCTTGCCGTTAATGACAAGATCTTGCGTCTGGTTCACAATGGCGTCCACCTGCACAATCCGCTTGCGAACGCCCTGCACCGACCCAGAAGAAAGCGTTGGCTCTGTCGGCATTGTCTTAACCGAAACAGTGTAATCCAAACCCACCTGATAATCTGACGTAGCCGCACTATCGAATGTAATCGTATATGGTGCCGCCGGGACCGTCTGTGCTGGCTCCACAATGCCATCACGTATGACATCGACCTCTTTCCCCTCAAGGTGGTCCATAGTCACTGACGCAGCCGCTCCGCCGCTCTTACCGCTATCCACGGTCATATCAGGGTTAAACTTCTCTAAAATGTAATTATCAGAGCCGTCTACAGTGCGCTTTACGATCACATAAACGTCAGAGATCTCCACCGATACTGCGATAAACTCACCGTCAGTTGTGAACTGGCTGGGGGCAATGACGTTTTGCCCGACGAGAATTGAGTAAACAGCCATCGAGCCATCATCACCATTAACCAAGAACAGCGTATCCGCCTCATCTGTAGATGTGGACCGGCGCGCAGCCAGATCGATGGGGTTCTTAATCAAGTGAGACGAAAGAACCGAAATCTGTTGGATCTGGTAAGATCTAGTCCCCGATCCAAACTGGAAGGCATTGAGGGATTTACCTTGGCGCTGCACGAATACTGACGCACCGTTTAGATCCTCAGTAGGAACACCAGGCTTTGAACCTTGCCGCGTTTGTGGGCGAACCAAGAAATTGGAAGGCGTTACCGGGCTGTCCTCAGACTGAATGACAACGAACTCACCGCCGGTCGTAAAGACCCGCAGATCTGCCGATGCAACGATATTAACGATCGCATTAAGCTGGTTCGTGTTGATTGTCGCTTCAACGCTTTCGTCATCCAAGCCGGTGCCGGGATCGAAGTTAAAGTAATCAATAACCCGTGATCCCCATATAGTATTGGGGCGTGACTTAGATCCGCCAAAGTATAGGCGTCCCTCATGGAATGTTGCAGACTTGGGCCACCCTCTAGTGGTTGACCATACATCCTCATAGCCATGTTCGCTTTCCCACTCACCTGGCAGGATTCCGGTATCATCGAAGAATGGAACCTCGACCACCGCTTTCATTTCAGTCGCGCTTATAAACTCAACATATCGCGCCCGACCAAATGTCTTAGTGACTTGCAGGTATTCATCGACCGCAGCCTCAGCAAACGCTTCGACCTTGTAGCCGGTTGTTGCATCTGGCGCAGTATCCCAAGCGGGGTAGACGGTCAGAACCTTTGTAGATGCTACATAGTCCTCAACGTGCCGCGTTTGACCCGATCCCGTTCCAGACGTTAGCGTAATAAACATCCCGTTAGGATCATCGTTAGACGTGTAACTTGTCGCCGCCTTGAGGGTAATTGTATTTACGCCCCCAGCTTGAGCCGTTCCAGTGTCAGTCGTTACGCCAGATGCAGTGACCGTGATGTTGCCATCAACAGCACTAGGCGTGATTGTGAAGTCAGGCTGGTGAGTATCAAACGAATACGCATACTTTGGCGGATTGCTCAAAGGTAAGTTTTCAAGCGTCCAGTTAGTATCAGAGTTGCGTACAAGACGTTTTGTTTGCAGATCCTCATGGCAGAGAATAAGAGTATCAACCGCTTGCGTATATTGCAGATCGTCCAAGATGGTTGATGTAATATCAGCCGCAGCCAAGTAATCGTTTCCAGACCCGTTGATATTAGTTTGCTGAACGCCGCCTTTATAAATGTAAATCCGGCCAACAACGAAAACCAACAGATAGCTATCTGCGACGCTAAACTCGAACGGGATCATCTTAAACTTAGTAAAGCTTGACCCAAAATCTGTGATGAACTCCAAACCATCCCGGCGACGAATGCCGCCCTGTGGTTGAACAATCACGTTAGTCGCTTCCTCAAGAGCATTCTGATATTGCTGTAGATCAGTGCGCGCTCTGATTAACGGGTCCAGTTCACCAACCGAAAAGTTTGTTTGAAACTGTGTTACCCGCATCTAGCTTCTCACTTCGATTAGAGAGTAATCCTCAACAATCTGTGTTGATTGACCACGCGCATCAATGTTCATCGCCTCACGCATCAAGCCACCACGACCGTTCTCGCTGGGGCTTCCGAATGCTTGGCTACGAAAATAATCTGACTTTGAAGCTTGGTCAGTAATCACGATCGCCAACTCCGCAGCCATTGCGGTTCTCAGCAAGCGCATAAAGTAGACCGGCATTTTGCTTTCAATGACGGATTGCTGATAGTCGATATAAACCGTCTGCATACTTGTATACAGTTGGTCGCCATAAATTTCCCAGCCATATCGACGCGAGCGTTCTGCCGTTCCAGCAGTCTCAAATACCGCCAAGACGCCAGACAACATATCGCCTGGAAGCTGATACGCATACTGCCACTCATTTACTGGTGGCGTTGAAAGTCGGGCTATCTGTGTTTTCTTTAAAGACCAGGACCAAACATAAGAGCTTATGATTGAGTCACGAAGATCCGGATATAGTCGAGAGCAAGCCTGAGCGGAGTCACTACCATCCGTAAACGACGAAATAGGCTCTGCGCCTAGAAGAATCAAAGCATCTGAGCAAATTGAAATGTCTGTATCACCGGTTGCCATTTTAATCCCCCAGATAGAAGTGAGGGGCCACCGAAGCAGCCCCCCTAATTTTATACAACCGCTGTTGTGATAACACCGGCTGTGTTTGTTGCAGCCAACATCTGTCCGCCATCTGAACCATATGTGTAGATCAGATCGCCAGTTGTAATCAGTGACTCAACGTCATTGAAATAACCAGAGCCAGCGATTGCAGCTTTGTTGTCGGCAGAAGACTTGTAAGTGTAAACGGCAGGTGCGCTACCCGCTTTGCCGTTACCCGCAGCCCAATTTGCTTGTGCGAATGCCATGTTTAAATCTCCTTCTTATTCAGTACATGAGATCTTGACGATGCCTTCATCGTCGATCGCAACCGCACCCGCTGAGAACATTGAACTTACGAGGAACGATGTTTTCTCTGGGATGTAGTTTACTTCTGACTTCTGAGCCATCGACTCAGCATAGCCCATGGAATCCTGGTGCCATGCAAAGCAAGTACGTGTGGATGGTTTTGGTAGACCACCCTCATCACGATCACCCATTGTGTGGATCTGGAAGCCCATGAACGAGTTTACTTCACCGCGAACAAGAGCCTTTACTGACGCGAAATCAGCAGAAGAAATCTCTGTTTCACCAAGCATTGCATCAAGCTGTGATGAATGCACCAGCAAGTGACGGTTCTCAGCAGGTACGTTCTTGTCGTTCAATGCCTTAGCAGCAGCACGAAGCTTCTCGATGTTCATGTTTGTGCCAGCACCACCAACACTTGTTGCAACTGTAGAAGGTGAAGCAGCAGCGTTCAGAGCATCAATGCAAAGCTGGTCCATACGACGAGCGATTGATTTAGACACAACCTGTACCAACTCACGACGCTCATCAAAGTTTACGTGTGATTGGTGGAAAATGTCTGAGTATTCAGCAGCAATGTAATCTGTCATTGTCGCTGTTACTTGTGAGTATGTCACGTTCAACGGGGTAACATCCGTTTGTGGAACGCGGACAGTTGCAACACCTTTGCCGATTTTCGGGAACTTTACAGTGTTGCCTTGGACACCGGAGCGTGTACGCATGGTGCCGCGAAGCAGGGCTTCGCCCTGGTATGCCTGTTTAACTTCTTCGTCGAAGAGAGTTACAAAGGCCGAAGTGATGTTCTGCGCCATAGCAGAAGCCTCCTCATAAGGTTTCTAATAAGTCGCTTACTGTTGGCCGATGTAGTTCGGGCAGTCTGCTTGCGCGTTTGTGGCCGCGCCCACCAGTGGTTTACCACATCAACGGGCCGCGCAGCGGTTAGCCGTTGCACCATATATACACGCAAGCTTGACTTATTGCAACAATATCTAGTTGTTAGCCGCAGCCCATTGCTGTTCGATCTTTGTGCGCCACACTGGATCTGACTGCCAACGCGGATCTGAAATGGCTTGACGCAGATCTTGCACGTTCATTTCTGGCGTAGAAACAACAGGTTCAGTCGGGATACCTTCGTTCGTATACCCTTGGATAAACTTAACCATTGCGTTGATACTATCAGCATTATTCAGACCCATAGACAAAGCAGTACGCTCCGCCGGGTTCAAAGCCGCTTTAGTGATATGACGCTCAAGATATGAAATCTTTTCTTGGGCCTTAGCGCCAAGCTTTTGCATTTCTTGTTGCTGGTCATACTGCATCGCAGCTTCTTCGTCGCCATTCATTTCCATGATGTTGCCAGCCAATTCTTCAAAGGCTTTCTGGGAAATGCCGTACTTCTGCGCCCACTCTTGATACACTCCAAGCTGAGGGTCTTCCGCATCGAGGCCACGATCGACCAACTCATCCAGAACGTAACCGTCTTCCGGCGCTTTGTGTTTGCCAGACTTGAACGCCTTTTCTAGTTCAGCGTAGCTTCGAGCCAGCTTTTCAACGTCCGGACCATCATCATCCCAGAACTTCTGCGGGTAATAATCAGGACGCTCTAGCGGTTCATCATCACTAGCATCATCGAATGAAGCATCTTCTTCCGATGGTTCGTGGATCTGCATTGGCTCTTCGACCGGCGCTTCTTCCGGTTGCTGAAAGTTTACAAGCCCTTCCTGGGGCGTTTCTACTTCTGCTACTTGTGTCTCATCAGACATTGTTAGACCTTTCTATCCTGCGCTCGATCAGGCGTACAAGTTCGGTCATGCCGGTTCTGACATAACCATGACTTGCGTCCTCACCTGGGAACCAAGATGGTTGTTCGATAGTTATCTGCCGCAAGTGACTTAACACCTTTTGGCCTTCCTCAGATTTAAAGAGACGCCCATACAATAGGTCAATCTCATCCGCCTTTGGCGGTTCGGCAAACGCTGGGCTTAAACCCTCCCATCCGTCTACAGAACTCATTGCATTGCCTCCGCGACTTGTTCATCGCCTGGCAACTCTTGTTGCTGTTGTGCCATCATCTGTTGCTGCATTTGCATCTGCATCATCTGTTGCTCTTCCGCAGTATTCAGAACGCGCTGGTCGATACCCATCTTCTCAGCAATAAACGAAATGGCCTCTTGTGTGTTGATAGCAGTCTGACCCGCCGGACCCATAGCTTGCGCAATCTGCATGAAGTTAAGAACCTTATTAACCTCTTCCATCTTGGGCGCTTCAGCCAATGGGGAAATCGGAGTAACCTTGATCTGTACGCCATTCACTTTGAGCGGCAGGTCAATCAACCCTTGCTTATCAAGAACAAACAGAACCCGCGCAATCAATGGGTTCATAATCTCAGTCATCAAGCGACCGAAGGCAGAACCAAGGTTTGTTGCCAATTCAGCTTGGCGCTGGGCAATCTCAGTAGCCGATCGAGCAGACATGGTGTCCGGTGGAAGCGTGTCATCCATCATCATCTTTTTGATGTTTACGCGCAAATCCTGGATCACAATCTGGCTGGTGTTAAAGTCCCCGGCCCGTGGGAGCGGAGCCAGGGACGCACCCCCTGGTCCACCATTCCGGGCGACGGGAATGATTGCACCTGGTTGGATCTTGATGTTCTGCGGGTTTAACACACCGTCATCCGCAGCGAGGAATACACCAGAGATCGCCAAACTCGCATTCTTCAACACAAGTTCGAGGGTTTTATTGAGGGTCTTAACGTCCGCGATTGCGTCCACCAATGGACCACGACCGTAAACTTCACCGGCTGTCTTGCTGTATCGAGCCACGATAAACGGACTAGATTCCATTTCACGATATACAAGCTGTTGTGACTTGTGGGGCCATATCACGTAGTAGTGATAGCGACCGCTTTCTTGGTCAAAGATAATCGCGTCGAACAGATCCAACTCTTCGCTGGGGCGGCGGATCATTGCATCCTCTAGTTCCGGCGTCATCTGAACGTCTGGGAACTCGCGCTGGATTGATTCAGCCTTGATACGCAGCTTACGATATACGTTATCGATCGTGCCGTTTGCACCCTCTTCGATCGCAACCAAGTATTGAGGGATTGCTGTAAAGCGAACCGGCGTAACTTCATCACCTGGCGCTACCATCATCACAGCAGTACCAACGCACAGATCCAGTAAGAACTCGCCCATCGCAAGGTCAAAGCTTGTCTGACGCAGTTGATCGAACATGATATCAACGTATGCGTCCAAAATCTCTTGTGCCCGTGGCCGCTCTTGCGGCGGGATAGCTGAACCAGGCTCTAGCTTACACCAGTGGCGATTAGGCGGGAACAACCCAGACTGCATACGGTTAGCAAACCGCTTGGTCGATGCCATAGCTGTAGAGTCAAAGACGCGCTGCATTTTGCTTTTGCCGGGGACTTTGCCTTCCCAGTATCCGCCATACAAATTGCGCTGAGGCAATGCATATTCATAACAATCCTCATAGATTGAACGCCATTCATCTTTACGCGCTTGAGCCTTGGCTTCACGCTGCATTACTTCTTTTACGTTTAGCTTAGGCATTTTTATTTCTTTCACTTATAGCTGCCGCTTTTTTTCGAGCATCTGCTTTTGATGAAGCACCCCAGGCGCGAAGGGACAGCAGCAAACGAGTGGGTTCACCTTTGCTATCACGCTCCGGCCCAGGGTTCCCCGCCATTCGAGCCAGGAAGGACGCTCGGCGGGGATTATCGCCTTTCTTCACCGGCGGCTTGAGGTTCGACCCCGATTGCCGCTTGAAGTAGGCACGACCTGCGGCGTTCAAACCACCTTTAGGATTTTGATGAGCCTTTTTTACCACTTGGTGCAGCCTTCTTAGGTTTGGTCTCTTTAGGTGCTGGCGCAGCTTTTTGCTCCGCTTGAACATCAGCTAGCTTACGAAACACACGGTCATCTTTTTTAATCTGGGTCATTATACATTCAAAAGCTTCATGTATCGCTTACGCTTTGCAATCCGCTTTTCGCCTTTCTGTTTTTCAAATTTCTTACGTGAGGCCGCGCCTTCAGTGCGCCGACGGGCTAACTCCTCTGCCTTGCGTTGCGCCTTCAATTCAGCCGCAGTTAGCTGTCTTGGCTTTGAAGCGGCAGAAGGGCCATCGCTCTTGTTGCTAGATGCAGCCTCCGCAGCAGCGCGCGATCGAGCCTGGCGGCTTGGCAATTCAGAATAGTAGGTGCTAGTCTTTTGCTTAACGCCGATATCCATAAGGAAGTTACTGCCAGCGCTACTCTTAGGGCTTTTGTATATGCCTGAGTAATCGCTGCCGGTCTTCTTGTCGTATGCCTGGCTTGTATTCTTGGATTTGCTTCCAAAGCCGAAAAAGCCCATTAGGAACCACCACCGAGTTTACCGGAACCCTTAGCCCCCGGCCCCTCTTGGCGCAAAGGCGAGAACAATAAACGCATACCACCTCTACGACGCAAGCGACGCCGACGCTGAACACCTTGCTGTTGCTTAACGTCCTGCGCTTCAGCCCTAGCCTCTTGACGCTCTTGGACCTCAGAGACCTCTTGAATTGGTGCCACCGGTGCTGTTGCCGGTGCCGGTGCCGGTCTGCTTTTGAATCCACCCATCTATTTAAACCTCGCCATAGAAAAATAGTCTGCCCCTTCTGGGCCGAACTTTCTTAATTTGCATTCTACCTCAAAATGTAGTGCTTTAGCAAACCTTAACGCTACCATATGTTGATCTTTTACATATATCTGCATCCGTGCGATATCGTACTGGTCAAAGGCATTCTGTAATGTTGTCCTAGCGCCGACCAAAGTTGTGCGCGCGTGTTTCTCCAGACCTTCACCCGGAACAAACCAGCATTCAACCGAGTGTTGCCACACTTGGCGCAGACCATAACACGCAACAACCTTGCCTCGACCGATCGCTGTCCACGACCAGCCAAGTTCAGAAATATCAAAGAGGTAATCCCGATAGCCAGGGATCACCCGTTCATACTCTTGTTCGTGAGGGCCAAGCTTAATCAGATGCAAATGCTCGTATTGGAGCGGAACAATTTGCTCATCAGGGCGCGTTTGGAATGTTGGAAGCTGGATAAGCGACATTAGAATATATTAAAGTCAGTGTTTGCCGTAACCGCCGGTCCCTGGGCAAAGCCGCTACCATACGTTCCTCGACGCAAGCGACGTTGTTCACCGCCACCAAGCATCAAATATCCGAATGCATCCCCGCAGTGAGAGTGTTCGTTCTTAACCGGCGCATCTTTGAAGCGCTCTTGGCCAGCACCCAAAGACTGACGTTTAAAGAAATACCCGCCACTCAGTGATTTGCGCAGACGATTGCAGGTCTTATCGACCATGAGGCCCGGTTTGGAGTTTACAAGGCGCGACATTGGTCCAGCCCCAGCTTCTCGCCGCACTTGGAATGCGTTGCTTTCTGTTGGTTGCGCCTTAAATCCGATCGACCTTAGATGGTCGAACGCAGTAACCTCGTAAATTTCATCCCGTTTATTGCCAGCCGGATCACCCCATATCATGATTTCATGCTTAGAATAACGCTCCGCTATCCTGCCGAGCAATTCTTGCCCGAACCGTTCAAGCCCCATATCGAACGTGACCAGTTCATCGAATATGCGCCACGCGCCACCCGTTGTTCGCTGGCCGAAGATCGCAGCCGGTGTAAGGCCGAAGTCAACGCCGATCTGAATTGGCAGGTATGGATCTGGCTTAACCTCGCCGGACATAAGTTCATCATCGTACTCAGGCCACACGGGGCGACCTTCCTGTACAAAGGTATACATTCCCTGCGCGTAGCACCTAATCCAATCGACGTTCTTACCGCCGAGTAGCTGTTGATAGTATCCGGGCGGTAGATTGTTGCTGTTCTCAGCATTGGGGTTTACCTGCCACCACTTGCCGCCAGAGAACACAAAGCCCTGCGCGTCGGGATCTTTCTTAGGAACATCAGACGCCTTTGGTTGCAGAACGCCCCCAGGCTGACGATAGAAGGTCCACGAAAACTTACCCGTGATGGGGTTCTTCTCTGCCAACTCATGCCACCAGTGGTCAGAGTCAGGCGGGTTAGTATCCATCCAAATGCCGTACCACGTAGGGCCACCATCAGATTTAGTAGGATAACGGCCCACACGGTGCGTCAGGCCATCAATAACGGCCTTGGGAAGTTCCCGTGCCTCGTTCACCCACGCGCCGGTCAGTTCCAGCGACAGCAGCTTGCGAACATCTTGCGGCGAAGAAAGCGCCATGAAGATAACTTCACAGTCAATGCCCGGAATATCACCCCGAGTCGGAACCTTGATGTGGTGCGAAATAGGCGGTTGCCACCGCATAGATCCCCAAGTGTCTTCCGGGAACAACTCTTGCCAGGTCTTGATCGTGGTGGTGCGCAACTCCGGATAGGTATTACGAACAATGACAAACCGCGAGTAACGAATGCCATCACGGGGACTAGGCGCTTGCCGAACCGCACGAAGCATAATCTCCGCAGCACACCCATAAGACTTCCCAGACCCAACCGGACCCATCAAACCACGAACAAAACTGTCATCGTGCAAGAAGTTCCAAACCGTAGGGCTGTTCTCAAAGTTTAACTCAAGACTAGGAATGTCTGACATATTTACCATCCAATCCCTTGCGCGCCAACATAGCGTAGAAATCAACGCCCTCACTCGCCAACGCGATCTTCTCAATGTCTCGCAAGCAAGCCTCTA